CGGTGAATGGGTTGTGTATCGGCTCAATGTATATTTCCTGATCAAAGGAATTTTCCCGCACATAATCCGTTTTTAGCCGCCAATAGCCAAAGCCCATCCGCACCGCGTAATTAAACGCGTTGTCATAAGCGTGATCCGCATCCGATTGCACCTCAATATGGCGGCATATCCCCGTTAAGATTTCCGCAATCTTGGCATCGGATTGGTTATTCATGCCGTGGACTTTAATCCGCGGGCGTTGTTGTCTTTGTTGATTAGTGACTTGCCTTACATACGCATCGATCTTGTTGATCGTTAGGCATGGCCGTGCCTCCAATGATCGGCTATTCTGTATTTCAACCGGCCATTGATCACCGGCGGCGAATTTCAAATCCTCTAGCGCCTCGGATCGGTTATTCGTATCCGCGTCATTGGCTAACTTTAAGAACTTTTTCGCCTCATCAATCCGTGGATCGAATTCTGTTTGGTTATCGGCCATATCTATCCCATCCAATTCGCTGGTTCATAAACGGGTTTTTTCACTACCAATTTCTTTGGCTCTTGGATCATCAATCCCAACATCCGAAACGCATCCGCGCCATGCGAATATTGATCATGCAATGGTGTTCTTGAAAACTGTTTCGTATCCGGATCAACCTCATACCGGTAGTGTCTAAGGCATTGTAGCCCATCGGCGCAATTTATTCTATCAAACCAACAATTGCTAAAGATCGTGCGTGCGGCGTTAATTGAATCCGCTATTGGTGTCCTTGGGATAATCCGCGTCTTATAGCCCGCCGCCCGCACAATTTCCTCAATTGATCGCCCCGCCGCCGCCAATGTCTTGTTTTCCGCATCATGCGGTAGCCATAGCGTGTCAAACACATATCCAAAAGTTTGCATCTTGGCCAAGATAGCCGATATGGTTTCTTGTGATGTTTCAAAATAGCGGATTAGGCGGGTTTCCATTCCCACGAATTGCACAAACCACAATGCCGTTGCATCCGCCCAACCCAAATCAAAGACAACGTGAACGGGTTTAATCGGATCGTAGGGCACCTTTCCGATTCTTTCTTGTAGATCGGCCAATTGGATTTCCTTGGCAAAAACGGCCCCATCCACGGTTTGCCTACAAATCCCCTCCCACACCATGTTATACGCCTCCGGATCACGATTCTTTAGCGTATCTTTTTCTAGCCGCAACACATCCGGAAACCACGGGTTATCAGACCAATTGATCTTTTGCACAATGGCGTTTTCGGGCGTGTGGATAACGAATCTTTGGTAGGTTTCATCCGTTTCTAATTCCGGATTGAATGAAACCCATATTTCCGATTGTTCTTTTCTAATCGTTGGGATTAGCGTATCCCATGATCGCTTAGAAACCGTCTGCGCCTCCTCCACCCAACACACATCCACGCCCTCATAGCTCTTTACATTCGCCACATTATTTTTTAGGCCAACAAAGTTAAATTCCGATCCATTCTTGCCGCGGATTGTTCTATCCGTTATTTCATAGAATTCCGTTAGCCCCATTGCGGTGATTTGATCACACAATAGCTTATGAACGGAATCCCTGATAGATGTTTGAAATTCACGGGCACATAGCACGCGTGTTGCCTTGTTAGCGCCGATGATCAACAGCGCCCTAGCTATTCCCCAACTTTTTGCCCCCCCTCGCCCTCCAAACAACACCTTATAGCGTGCCGGTTGGAATAGGCATTGCAACTTTAGCGGGAATTCAATATTAGCCTCCATTTGGGCTTACAAACGTCACCGCAATGTTTGTTAGCAATGGTGCGCCATTTTCACCGGTGATTTCTTGTTTAACCGATTCACGATATTTCTTTGGGAAACGTGCGGCCATTGATCGTGACCAAATACTTGCGTTTAGCTTGGCCCCATCCTTGTGCTCTAGCATATATGTCTGCGCCTGTTCCTCCCACCACGTTTGCTCCGCTATCTTGGCATCATCCAAGGCGTGCAGAAAGTCCGGATAACGATCACGCCAATCATACATAACTCTTAATGACACACCCAAATATGTAGAAATTTGTTCTACACTTTTACCCTTTGCGCCTAATTCGACAACTAGATCGCAATACTTTGGGTCATATAGTGTTGGGCGGCCGCGTTCCATTATTTCTTTTTCGCCTTTGCTTTGGCGGCTTCGCGCTTTTCCGAATAGGCTATGGCTACCGCCTGCTTTACCGGCTTGCCCGCTTTCACTTCGGCTTCAATGTTCTTTTTGAATGCTTCTTTTTTGGTTGATTTGATTAATGGCATTTAGCAATTCCAATTCTTTAATGATGCCTTGGCCCTTTCGGCGGGGCCTTTGGCGTGCTTGACTACACCTTCCATTCGCGCACAAAATGATGCCTTTCGGCCCTTATCCTTTTCGGTTTTGGGGTTGGGTGCCGGTGCCTTTAGATTTGATCCGTTTTTGGCATTGTATTCCGCACGCCCCTTGGCCGTCATTCCGGCCCCCTTTTCCGTTGGGTTGTAGGTTTTGCCCTTGCCCGTTGTTTTGTGTGGGATTGGTTTATCGTGTGCTTTCATTTTTTGGCCGTTTTTGCGGATTGTTTAAATGCGGCGGCGGTTGGTGCGCCCTTGGTGCCGGGCTTTCTCATCTTTTCAACCGGCTCACCCGCGGCCTTTTCCCGCTTGATCCGTTCCTGTTTGGCATGAATATTAGCGTATAAACCGGCTTTCATTCCATTTCCTCCACAAAACACACATCTTTCCAAGACATCACAATTAAATTTTCATCTTTTAATTCTTGATATTTTAGATATTCGTCTTTGTAATCCTTGGCCAATGTGCCGAAATAAATCTTATCCCCAACACTTAGCCCCTGATCCTTGGCATCATCGCCCAATGCGGTGATATGCCCCACCGTGGGTGCCTCCGCCGTCTGTATCCACAAATCGCTTTGGATTCGTTGAATAGGCTTTACAAATATCTTATCACGCAATGGCTTAATCATTTTTCCGTGGCCTCCCGCGCTTGGGGCTTGAAAAAACGCCCAAGGCGCTAGCCTCGGGCAAACTCTCGGCAACTGCATTACCCACCGAGATTTCTTTCCTTGCAAATTCGCCACACCATTCGTTTTGGGAACGGGTTTTGTAATCGGGATACCGGCGGCATGATCCTAAATCGTGCCCTATGTAAAACCGGCATACCTTACAATTGTCATCAGCCATATTAACTACCCTCTTAGTTTCTGTGGTTAGAAACGCCCCATTGTGTTCTAGACTTTGGGGTGTTTCGCATTACATTGAATCTTGGACGTGATCCATACGCTTGTGCTCATAACAAGTAGATTCCGATGATCCACCTTTCATTTCGCCCAAGCGGCCATCGTGCATTCCCATGTGCTTGGAATCACGGCTACCAATTCCATCCATCTTGCCCATGCCCACACCGCCCTCGATCGGGCGCTTGCGCTCTCCGGATGTGTCACTTGACAATGCGCCGCGGGGGATTTTTTCCCCTGATGCGCCGGGCACAAATCTTTCTTTATCCTCTTTTGGCACGCGCACATTCTTTTCGCCGGTGCGATCAGATGATTTTGCGCCCATTGGCAAATTTTCCATTTTGGGGTATCCCATGATAAATCCTTTGTTTCTTTGCAAAAAACACTACACTTTGTAGCAATTACACTATATCACATTTTGGGTTTGTCAAGTGTTTTTTTCTTTTAGCTTGGTTTCTAAAGCCTTTGCATTTTGTTGAAAATTCATAGTATTCATGTAAACACTTTCAATTTCCTCATCCGTCAGTCCTACCCATGTGCGTTGCTCATCTTTTGTTTTTAGTGCTTCTTTAATACTTTCAATAGCTTTGATGCGTTTGTCGTAATCAAAATCAGTCAGAGCTTCTAATGCAAGTTGTAATACTTCGTCTTTAGCAATAGCATCAACAATAGTGCGTACCATACCTTCGCTAAAATGTTCGCAGAGTAAAATAACTGCTTCGTCTTTAGTCATTTCGCATCCTCCCAAATCCATCCCAACAATTCAGTTGTGTTTTTGATTTGTTTATCCGTTGGTTTTTGAAACATTGCAAATTTTGTTGTAGGCCCACCACCATACAAACACCAATAACCAACTGGGTCAGGAGGTTTGTAAAAGGTAACAACTCCTTTAGCCGTTCCTATGCCTACATCCCCAGTTACAGGGTCTATTCTTAACCTAGTGTCTAACTCACCATTTTCTTTATATGTTGGTAATGGATTCATGTTTTTTCTCCTTGCATTTATGAAACGGCATAACACGACCAATCCAGCCAATCAATTCACCACATTTTTGGCAACAATAAGATGGATAATTGGTTTTCATTCTTGTCCCCTTGCTCGGATTCGACTAGCCATTACACGTTCAAAATATTCTTCACATAATTTTGCACATTCCTCACGCTCTGCCAAAACCGCCAATCGGATCATTTCGTCAATTTCCCATCGGCGCAATGAAACCAATTGGCTGTCTTTAGATGGCGTAAGTTGTAAATCAATCTTTGCAAGCATACGCTCAAATTCCTCATTTTCCGGCGTTTTTTCCATGATCAAAACGGCACATCGTCATCCATAGCACTTACCCCACGCCCCATTGGCCGGCCGCCTTGTGGGGCCGCGTAAGGCGTTTCTATGGGGTCATTCATGTAGGCCCATCCATCCCAACCGCCAACCGGCACGCAATCGATTTTTAACATTGCGCCGTTTTTAGTATCAATCACCGATCCAATCTTTTGATAGCGGTTTTTCTGTTGGCCATCCTTGTTGGTATAGGTTCCGCTTATAACTTTGATTTCCTTTAATACCTTGCTCATTTGAATTTCCTTAATATTTCAACTTTTTTCGTAACTTCATCCAAAAACTGTGTAATTTCTAATTCCAACATCCGCACATACGTTGGATCGTATTCAACCCTTTCAATAAATATTTGTAGATTTTCCGGAAACCGCGGATCATAGCTAACAAAATCACACCAATTGCGGCCGGTGCAAGCCATTTGCCACATCATTTGTGGAATGTATTTAGCCGGCACCTTTTGCGTTAGCATGGTTTCCATGTGTGTGGCGCTATTGGGGCATTTCACCTCGATCAACCCATCCATGCCCACCAATCCATCGGGGCTTGCGCCTGACATTTCTATTGTTGGGTGATCCACAAAGCCGGTTTCGTTAACAAATAGCCCACGTTTCAATTCATAGGCTTGCCGCGCCATTGGTTCCGTTTCCGTGCCCCATTGCATCGCGGCATTGGTGTAGCTTTCCGCTTGTTTGTTGGTTAGCCTTTCCAACACCAATTGTGTTGAATAGTTTTCGCGGCTTGCGCTTGGGCCGGTTTTTGTCTTTGCAATCACATCCGCCACGCGGCTTGCGGTTACTTTTCCAAGGCGTGCGGCAAACCATTCATCCGATCTTTGTTCCATCATAGTAACCTCATTATGTGAATTCCATCTTTCTTGCACTTGTATGTATACGATCCAACGCCCCAATTATCCGATGCGTATCCGCAAATAGCGCCCGATAGCCGGTCTTTATCGTAATTGTTATAGGGCACACATATTTCAATGCCCGTTAACAATTCGTTTAAATAAGGCGATATGTAGGTTTTCAATTCGCCCCATTTGTATTTGAATGATCTTTTCTTTTGGGGGATCGATTCAATGTTTCCAAATCTATGGCCATCGGGTGTGATGATTAGATATTGCACATTTAGGTTTTTTAATATCCTATCCGTTTTTCTAATTTGATCATCAAACAATGTTTTCATTTTCCATATCCCTATAAATGTTTAATTCGGCAACAACCATATCGATCACATCGTATCTTTCAATTTCCATGAAATTTGACACACCAACCATTGTTTCAATCAATGCCGCCAACGTGGTTGACATTTCTTGCCCCACAAATAATTGCATAATTTCTTCGTGCAATTGTTCTTTTGTTTTTTGTTTAACTTTTTTCATCATTCGGCCAATCTTAATTTGGGTTTTTTAACGGTGCGGTATTCAAAAATATCCGCATATCTAGGATTCATCAAGGCAAACAATCGGCAAAGATAAGGCGTGTGGTTGTTGTTCAATTTCCAAATCCCATTTTCGCTAAGTGCCGAATGGTGCCTTAACACCTCCAAGATCGTGCGCCCCGAATAGTGCTTATAGCCTTTGCGAATGATTTTCATTGTTTCGTGTTGAAAAGCATCGTAAATGTGTTCGTTGTTCGGAAACCAACTAAAGAATTCATCACTAAATTGGCTTTCGTGATACAACATGATTTGGATTCTTTCATCAATCATCGTTAACCTCGCATTTTTCGCATCCGGGGTGATCCGGATCAAGGCAATGTGGGTGCTTTAGCAATTCGTTTCGATACGCGTTTTCGATTGCATCTTGTTCGCGCCAATAATCGCTTTCCGCGGCGTAATCACTATTCATCATGCGGGCACCTTTTCTTTCATTTCGTCTTTAACGGCAATCACGCGATCTTGGTGTGCTTTTTCGCTTTGGCACGCCTGAAATGCTATTCGATACGATGCCACTAATTGTTCCTGATTTTCCGCGTGGCGCATCTTTTCGATTAGCTTATCCAATTCTTTAACATTAACGTGGCTAACAATCTTTGTTTCCACTTTCTTGGATGCGTGGTTTCCGTCATCATCTTCCGGTGCAATCCCGCACGCGGCCATAAGCGAATAGCGCCGCGCATAGGTTAATGCCGATGCGTAGCCCTGTGGATCGGCCTTAACGGCGGGGAAATGCAACATACCGCATTCCAATCTTTCGCCGCTTTCGTGGATAAAGATTGTTTCCACAATCACGCCATCCGCACATTCGTAGGTTTTTTGTAATAAGAATATTCCGTTATCGTTTAGCGCATCAATCACCGCCTCCACACACCCCGCCAAATCAACATAGCGTGATTTAAAGTGTGGGTTGATGGATTGCTTTAGCGCGGGGTTAAATGCCTTTTGTGCTTTAACCAATGCTGTTGAAATGTTTTTCATGCGAAATCCTTTGTTATTTCTTTGATTTGCTCAATCGTTGATTCCAATTCCTGTTGCAAAAATTCAATTTCCTTGCAAAGTGATTCAACTTGTAATTTGTAATATCCGCTTTCAAATGCGTAATTGCTTTTGAATTGGTATTGGGCCATTGCGTCATCGCAATTTTTAACAATGTTTTCAAATCTATTCATTTCATGGCCTCCACACAAACATATCTAACATAATGACAACAATTGCAATTGCGTATGCAAACAATTCAAGTTTCGTAAACATCTTGCGAATCGGTTTCTCTATGCAAGCCCCATATTCCATAGTATTCGGAAATGCGTCTTTCGTTGTTCTGTGGTATCTTTCCATTTAAATCACCTGTGATTGTTAGTGCTTGGTTGATGATGTGTGCGGGATATTGAATGCCAACCCGCACTTGATCTAGGATTAGGTTGGCTTGTTCTTTTGTCATTAATAATCTTGGCCATTGCGTGCGGGCGCGGCACCTAAGAATTCAACATTCAAAGGCGCATCGTATTTCCAAGAAACCGGTGTTTTATTTTCTTTAGATGTAAACATAATAAAAGGGCGATTGCCTTTTAATAATTCACGGGCGCTATCTAAAGCATCTTGCACAGTTGCGTATTCAAAATGTTGCAATGTGTCTTGTGTTTCTAAAATGTATGATTTTTTCATCTTGCTACTTTCTTAAAAGACCGCTTACGATGTGTTGCGGCATGATTGTTATTGTATAGCCATCTAAACATCTAAACATAGGACAAACCCTAATTTTTTAAAATAAATTAAATATTGTTGTTTTTTTCACTATCGTTGATTTTTTGTGTTGCCTTGCGCCAATCGCCCTTGCAAAACACCAAAACGTTTTGATGCACTTTGGCCATCTTTCGGCCTATTTCAAATTGCTTTGTCACGCGCATGGCGGCCGATCCAACCGATGTCGCTAGTATCGCCTCGTTATATAGCCGTGCCCCGCATATTTCAAAGGCATTAATTGTTTCGCTAACAAAGTTTCTATAAAAGCCCTTTTTATCGCGGAAATCGCCCACCACAAAGCACGCAAACGAATCATCCTTTAGCGCCCTAACGGATCGCCAAATAATCCGCCTATAAGCCGCTAGAAAGGCGTGGAAATCCATGTTTGATAAATCTTGTGGGTGATCCGAATACACCTCCAAATCGCCATAAGGCGGGCAACTAAAGATGAAATCCGCATCCGGCAATTTCGTTTCCATGCTATCGCCACAAACCCATTGGGGCTTAATTTTTGTATTAATATCGTTGGCTTGGATGATATTGGCATCAATTTGTTCTTGCCTTAAATCACACCCCCAATAATTCCGCCCCATAGCACCCGCCACAATCCCCCGCACCGATCCACCGGCAAAGGGATCAACCACTAAGCCGCCCAAAGGGCAAAACCATTTGTAGGCCAATTCCGATAGCACCGGATCAAACACCGATGTTGCCCCAAGCCCTTGGGCACCGCCGCTTAGATCATTCTTTTTGATCCAATCCGTTGTATTAAATGTGTGCGCGTATTTTTTCCGGTTGTGATACCAAATGGTGCTTTCGCTAGATTCCATTAGGTTTTCCCCCCGCCCCACCTCCGATTTAATCCCCAACGCAATCCACGCCCTTTTTCTTTCTTGCCATTCGCCCGATTGGGCATTTAATATTGTGAATGGCGGCAATATAAAACGTTGGTTAATAACGCTTTCCGCATTAGGCTTAACAACATCGCCGAATAAATCAACACCATATAAATCCATTTTGATTTCCTTAAAAAGACCACGATATGTGGATTGTGGTGTATTGTATAGCCTACTAAACATCCATGCAATAGTTGATTTGTATATTTAACTAAACTATAATATGGCTTATGACATTAAACAAAGCAATCGAATGTGCCGGATCAAAGGCGGAATTGGCGCGTATCCTTGGAATAACTAGGGGCGCGGTTAGCCAATGGGTTGAAATCCCTATGGCCCGTGTGTGGCAATTACAACTTTTACATCCGGAATGGTTTTTGTTTAGTTGATATAATGATTTGAAACGCGGCTAGGGTAGCTCCCGAAAAGACGATTCGTTACCGTCCTGCCGATGTTTTCTTTTTAACGCAAACCGAAAAACGTAAGGTTATATGCACTATTACAATTTCCATATTGGGGATTACAAATCCCACACCCATCATTTAACGATCATTGAAGATATAGCTTTTCGGCGTTTGCTTGATCATTACTATTTACATGAAGCGCCGATTAAGCAAAGAAATATTGCTAGGCAAATTGGAATGCTTGAATACGAACAAGATGTTCTTTCCGTTTTAAATGAATTTTTTCACGATACACCCGATGGATATATTCACCCGCGGGCGGATGAGGAAATTGCAAAATATCGTGAGTTAAGTAACGCCGGTAAACGTGGTGCGGCTAAACGTTGGAATAGCCCCCCCATAGCCCCCCTATGGCCACCCCATAGCCCCCCCAATGCCACCCCAATAGCAACCAATAACCAAGAACCAGTAACCAATAACCATATATATACGGATTTTGAAAAAGTTTTAAAAGCCAAAAACAAAACACTAACCGAAACATTGATCGCATCAATTCAGGCGGAGGCGGCCAAAGCCAACTTGACCATAGATGAGGTGATCAAGATTTGTTGTGAGCGTGGTTGGTCAACATTCAAAGCCGAATGGGTTTTGCCAAAAGTTGATGTTATTCACCAAACGGTGCCTAGCACGATTGGGCGCGATCCAATCCTGATTAAGTTAGAAAACGATGCTAAAAACGCCGTGGCCATGCCCGATGATGTGAAAGCAAAATTTAAAATGATCAAAAACAATGCTTGATCCGGTTGAACATTACGCGCGTTTAGCACTTAAGCCCGGTTGGATTGATTACGTTAGGCAACGCGTGAAAGAGTTGGAAAACGATCCAACCGGAATGTTTAAGGGATTGGGAATAGCAATTAAACAAAGAATGGATGAATTAAATGTTTCATGTGACATTTCGGGTTGATGGCCAACCGCACGGAAAGGGCCGCCCACGCTTTACACGCCAAGGCGGATTTGTTAGGGCATACACCGATGCTAAAACGCTATCCTATGAAAGCATAATTCGATTGGCGGCACAAAAATCAATGGGCGCATCAATGCCGCTTACAACGGCGTTAGACGCGTTTGTTTACATATCCTTGGCCATCCCATCAAGCTATTCTAAAAAACGCAAGGAATCGTGTTTAAACGGCTTGGAAAAGCCAATTAAAAAGCCGGATATCGATAACGTGGCCAAAAGCGCGTTAGATGCTTGCAATGGTGTGATTTTTGTATCTGATAGCCAAATCGTTAATTTGTTTGTGGCTAAGCGATATGGCGATCCGCACATAGAGGTGTTGATAAGGGAGACGGAATGAATACTTTACTGATTATTCTTATGCTTTTTCTAGGATCAATTGCGTTATTAATGATTTTGATCGCCACTTGGGCGGTGATAGAGGAATTATCGAATGACACCTGAAAGACACGCACAGTTTATCTATGACAACGCAACGGCGTATGCAAAGGCCAAATCCATTCGGATTGGGTGCGAATTAAAGTTAAAAAGTGCCAAAGCCATTTGTATGCGATCCGTTGCCGGTGAATTCACGCAAATAGCGGCGCAGGAAAGGGAGGCGCTATGTGATCCGGAATATTTGGGATTAATTGAAGACTTGGAAAACGCGGTGTTGACGGAGGAGACGCTAAAATATCAGCTAGAGGCATCGAGGCTATCGATTGATATTTGGCGCACAAGGGAGGCATCCGAGCGCCTTGGGATAAGGTCACACGAATGAAATGCCCCACCTGTGGATTAATCGGAAAAATACTAGAAACACGCACCAATGATGATGAATCCAAGCGGCGGCGATATGAATGCAAAGGCGGGCACCGATATAGCACCCGTGAAATCATATCCAAAGATGAATTACATTCGCAACAAATCCTTATTAAAAGTAGTGGCGGCGATGTCTTGTCAACGGTGTGGTCACCACGAATCTCAGGCCGCGCATTCTAATTGGCACGGCGGCAAGGGCCGCGGGATTAAGGCATCCGATAATTATGTTGCCGCGCTTTGCCAACCTTGCCATCAAGAAATTGATAGCGGCCATCTTATGACAAAGGCGGAAAGAATGCACGCGTGGTATCTAGCGCACATTCAAACCATACACTATCTACAAATTACTAACCAATGGCCCAAAGGCGTGCCACTAACCGATCTGTATTTAAATCGTTAGCCCTTACGCATATTGGGCAATGGTGCGCTTGGTTGTTTCATCCCCGCATCATGCGAATGGCTAGGGTGTGCGTGTGAAATATCCGTTTTTTCATGCTTTTTTAATTCTTTTTCAATCCGCATAACGTGCTCACGCTCTTTTTGCCATTCCTTTTTAACCACAAAATGTTTATCCATTTCGTGTTTAGTTTCGCCTTTGGTGAATTTAAAATTCGTTGCCATCTTATCCTCCTAAAACCTGTAATGCTTTTGCCGATTGGGCGATTCTATCTTGTAGGCCAATCAAACCGCCATTGATTCTTTTGCACAATGTTTCCGCGTTATCAACCAATTTACCACACCCGTGCGTTTCCCAAAACCATCCGGCCGATAGCGCGGCAAACATCGGTGTGGCGATTAAATCCGGATTCATCACAAAATCTTGGCCTAATGCCTTTCCGCAATGCCAATAATTATCGTGGCCGGTTAACTGAAAAAGCCCACGGCCGCGAAAACGAAACCCATCCCCGCTTTGTTCATCCCGATTCCCCATCCGATTGCTATAAATATGATTGGCAATCAATTGTGGGTTTCTTGCGTATTTATTGGCATCATCCATTGTTGGAAACCGCTTAGGCCATAGTTTCATTAGGGTTTCGGCACGGTAATTTAAGTTTTCCTCCAATAGCCTAAAATGCCCCGATTCGTGGCTTGCTTGGCCAATAAACGCGGCTTGTTCTTTTGGCGTATTCATGCCAAATTTGACAAACGTTGTTGTCAACGGCTCAGACCACTCCGGCGCAATCCCTAATGCGTGTAACTTTTCGGCACTAATCATTTCACCCCCGCATTTACTATTTGCATCACTTGGTTGTATTGGGCAATGCAGGCGTTGAGGTTGGTGATGGCGGTGTCACCATCGGCGGCGATGGCGATAATATCTTTAGTAGCCTGTCTGTTAGATTGGCTTGCATCGGTTTGATTTCCATCGGCGGCACCTGAATCGGCTTGTAGGGAACAACCGGAGGGGAGGCGCAATTCGCCAGAATCAACGCGGGCGTTAAGACTAACCACTTTGGCTTGAATGTCATTTTTTGCCTTTCTTAAAGCACCATTGGCCTTGTCAATCTTGGCCGTTAATTCGGCTTCTTTGGCCCTAGCCTCTCCATTAAGTCTGTCAATTTCTGCTTGATCCTCCGCAACACGGCGGTTATAGCCAGTTTCATCCGCAACATAATATCCCCCTAAAACAATCAACACAATTCCCACCACTTGAATGATCAACGCGTGGGGCTTTAGCATGGGCAAAAATCCCACTAAATAGCTAATTGCATACGCGCCAAATCCTAGAATTAGCGCAAATAAAGCCAAATAATGCAAAAGATGTGCAAAAAAATCAAACATTTTTGGTGCTATCCCTTGCGTGCGCCATTCTTTCCCGCTCCTCCTCATCCTCCAACACCGGCGGCCCCGATGGCGGCGGCGGCGGCACCCACGATTCATCAAACCTCGGGTTGGTAAACGTTGGCATAGCGCCGAATGCTTGGCCGCTTTGGGGCATTGCTTGGGGCATTCCATAACAACCGCCCATCATGGGAATCTGTGGGCTTGTGGCTTGTTTTATAGCCCCTATGGTGCCCGCAACGCCGCCCGCCACTTTCTTGCCCGCCACACCCCCAATTGCGCCCACGATTAGCAAAACAATATCGTTTAGCATCTTGGTGTAGGCTTGATCGATGGGGGCCATTGCTTTGATCGGTTGCACCACAAAAGTAACCGAATACAAAAGCGCAACAACAATGAAAAATAGAATAGCGGTGATGGCCAACACCACGATGGCCCACACCCTCACCTCGATTTCGTCACTTGTTAACTTGTTCAACCTTTTTCTCCAACACCGGTGCAACTAAATATTCGGGGCACGTTTGGCTAAATTCGCACTTAGGGTGCACGCAATCCTTGTCATTAAAGTGATCGGGGTCTTGGCATAGATACCGGTATCTATCATCACACCCCGCCAACAACAATAACAAAAAAAGATATTTCATTTGCTTTCGATCTTTGCAAGTGCCTTGTTAACCCTAATTTCCATGATCTTGATATCAATAAACATCCACGCCATGATTGGCAATAAGAATAGCAAAGTGGTCATTAGGCAAACGACCGTGATGATGTAGAAAGAGCGATCATCATCGCCCACACCCACGCTATCATCAGAAAAGTTACCGTTGTTATTATTATTCGATCCGTAACTTGATCCGCTTTTTGTCGTTTTAGCCATGCCGCTTTCCGTTTCTTATCCAATTCCGCCTTTCTTGCTAACGCCTGTTGATTGGCGATGTGGCCAACCATCTTATTCACACGGCTATACAAATCCTTCATCTCCTCCGGCACATGGTAAACCATGTATTCCCGCATTTCCTCATTTAACTTTTCCATCTGTAAGTTAGCAATAACCAACTTAATCGCAATATCTTGTCCTTCCTCGCCTGATGCCGTCAAAGCAATTTCTTCTTGTTCCTTGGCGTAATTCTTTAGCCCGTTATAGGCGTGAAAGAATTTTGTTAGTGCATCGGCTACTTGCGCGTAGATTTGGTTTTCATCAAATTCAACCTTTTGTTTTGCCTTTTTAGTGGGCTTTTCAACAATTTTTTGTTGATTTTCTTGTTTAACACCCCCAAAAAGACCCGTCAAAAACGCCCAAATGCCCTTTGCGTCTTTTTGTATTCCTTTTACATCTTTGACAACGCCATCAATCTCTTTCTTGGCATCAACAACAAATTGCCTTCCCTCCTTGTACATCTCGCAGGATTCTTTGACGAGCTTGAAGGCCGAAGTAGCCAAAGCAACAAGTGTGAATGGATCAATTTTTACAACCCAAAAAATTTATGGAAAAACGCACCCGCAACGCCGGGGCCAAGTAAAACTAATAGCATCACGCCATAGATCAAAAATTCGATCTTGGTCATGCGCCGTTCGCCATCTCGCAAACATTGTTCTATGCGGCGATATCTTTCATCGCAAACGGCAACGTGAACGGCCAAGTCTTGTTCTGTGTTGCTCATGTCTTTTGAATAAATGCTAATGCGTAATAAAGTGGATTGTTGGTGCCGCTAGATGTAACAACACCGCTAGATGCAAATCCGCCATTGTTTCCAACCGAATAGCTATTGCCCGCGCCAACGATAAATCGATCCCTTAAATCGGGCGTGCCATTTGATCCATTGCAAAGCACATAGCCGGTTGGGATTCCGCCGATTGATCCTGACCACATGATGATCCCACCGGCGGGCACCGCGCTAACGGCGGGGCTTGTGCCAATGATTCCATATAAGTTATCCAAGGTTTGAATAACATTGTTGCTTGCATCGGTTAACACAAATTTATATGAATATCCGCTTGTTAGCCAAATTTCATTGGCGGGGCGGCCATCCGTGCCTAACACGATTGGGTTGGTATTGGCGGTGTTTCCGGTGTTGTCCGTGTAAGTGTTTAGCGGTGTGCTTGTGCCCGCTTGGTAGGTGTAGATATATCCACCGGCCAAAGGCACATTAGGAATGGTGCTTGATAGAAATTGAAATCCGTTTCCTACGGGTGAAAGATTAACGCTCATGGTTGGCCCTTAATGTTAATTGTCCCAATCGGCGTGATACCCGCCGTTGGTGAAATGCGTCTTTGCAATTCAAGTGCTTTTTGTGCTTTTTCCGCCTCCAACAACGCCTTTTCTTGGCGTGCTTTAAACATCGGTTTCAATACTTGGCCAACAACACCGCTTGCGCCGCCGGTCTTGACATTCAATGCCGCCTCGCCAATCCCAATCGCAACATCACGCGCCGCACGTTTAGCCGCCTCTGTTTCCGTCAAAATGCCCGATTGTGAAACGTTTGCCGATCCACCGGCACGATTTCTAACGTGTTCGCTTAGCCGCGCCACATCACCGATGTTACGCAATCTATTCGCCACCTCCGGCCCCGCAATCAAATCCAAATTAGGCCCAAGTTTATTCAATTCTTTGTTTAATGCCGCTTGGCTAACATTGCCTTTGTCATCAATAACACCGGCTTTTTGTTTTAGATGATCGGCTAATCCGGCAATGATTTCGTGATGTGCCGGTGTATTGCGGCCAACCAAATCGATTGCACGGCTTAAATCCGCGGGTGTTGTTTTGTTACCCGCGATAAAGTTTTCAAAAAATCCCTTGGATGCCGGATGCGCCACGTTTCCGGTTTCTATTTCCAACGGCGTGCGATTATCCTCATACGCCATCGAATACAATTTATTATATGTTGGCTTTTTCGTGTCTAACAATTCCTTTTGCCGCCTAAATAAACCCCGTGCCGTATCCGCCGCATCTTTGAATTCAATTGCGGTTTCATCCGTTAGCGGCAATTCTTCTAACGCATCTTTTATGTGGCCAATAGCATTTCTGATATTTCCATTACTTTCCCCGCGTATTGCCGTTGCCAATTGCGTGCGTAAATGTTCAAATTTATTTAGGTTTAAATCTTTTTCACCGCTTGCATAATCATCAAGTCTTTTTTTCCAAGTATCGGGTAAAAAATCAATATCATCCTTTTCATTTAATTTTTCAAGTGCATTTTGTGCAACTTTTTTAGCATCTAACGGAAATTTACCATTGTTTAATTGTTCTAAGTTTGTATAAGCATTCTTGATGTTTTGATTGTCAACCTCAACATTATTCTTTTTAACGTGTTCTAAAATATTGTTGGCTTTGCCTTGTTGGCCAACGCCGGAATGTTCCGCCGCAAATTCATCTTTGATATTGTTGAATCCTTTGATCAACATCGGATCGCGTTCTTCAAATTTAGCCCTTAACGCTTCATTGCCCTCGTGCGATTTCTGATTGTATTCATCCGATAGCTTGGCCACATCTTGTGTTGCTTGCCCCTCGGTTGGGATAAATTCCGGATCAACTTTTGCAAATTTATTGTGGATTTCAATAGCTTGCAAATCTTTGGGCGTGATTGTGTTGATTGGGCGATTGGCCAATTCCGCTTGCATATCCGGCCTTGCCTCTGAAATAGCTTGTCTAACCGCTTGTTCATGTTGCACCGCGGCCGCACCGCCACTTTGTAATCCGCTTAATGGCGTTACTTGTGCTTGCGGTTGTTTTGCTTGGAATTGTTGGGCCATTTGTGATTTAACATCACCCAATTCCGATCCAACGGCTTTTAATCCTTTTGCGCCTAATGTAATTCCTTTGGGGGCCAACATTGCCGCACTTTGCATCATGTGGCGCACATCCTCAACCGGCAAACCCGTGGCTTGGCTAAGTTTTTCCGCACCCAAATTAATATTTTCGCCAATGTATTTCATCGCCTGTTGCGATGCCTCACCCTTATACCCCGGTGATTCAATAACATTGGTGCCGGTTAAATATCCGGCGGTTTTACCAAATGGCTTTTCTAATGCGCTTGTCACCGTTTGCCCTATTTCCTCCGCCCTTTGTGGCGTGGTAAATGGGCGCGATAAGCCTTGTGCAACATATCCCGCCATTGGCAACACGCCACCAACCGTTATATCGGCCAATGATGCTAATCCTTGCCCCGTGCGTTTAGCCGCATCAATTAAATCTTGTGGATTCAATTGTTGTTGTTGGGCAATAGCTTGTTTGCTACGAATTTGCGGTGTTTTAATATATGGCTTGGTTAGATCAACTTGGGCTTGTTGTTCTATCGGCACGCCCATAGCCTGTTTAACACTTGTGGGCGCTTTAATGCTTGCAACATCGGGATCAAAATCTAATGGATCAACATTTGAATTTGGATTGATTTGAATCGTTTTGCCATCGGGGCGATGCAATCCGTGTTCCGCAAGCAATTGATCGCTTGCTTTGTTTACATCGGTTAATTCTTTGCCGGTTAATTCACGGTGCCTTTGTTTTAAAACATCTAGGCGTTGTTGCAATTCCGGATTTGTGCCGGTTTTAGGTTTGAATTTTTCAAAGAATGCAACATCTGGGTCTTGATCTAATACGGTTGTTGTCATTGAAATTCACCCCTTTCAATGCGTTTCATCATCTTTTGTTTGCGTTGCAATTCCTTAGCCTCATCCGGCGTTAAATCACCAAATAGCTTTGCCCTTTCAAATTCTTTTTGCATTGGCGAAAGATTAGATTTATTAATGTTTTGCAACATAAAGTTTCTAATATCGTAATTAGCGTTGAATTCGGCACGATAATTTTGTTCGTGTATTGGGCCGTTGTATGGGCCATGCTTGGCCATAAACGCCTTTAAACCCGCCGTGTAGGCGTGTGCCGCGGTGTTTGTTGCATAGGCACGATCCGCAATGCTTTTCAATGCCTTTGGATCAATATCGGGTGATCCGCTTATGTTATTTACGGTTTCGCGTGCCGCGTTGGTTGGTGCGCCAAATATTGATTCATTATTCAATTGTTGCATAGCCAAGTTTTTAGCTAATTCATTTAGGCTAGGATTTCCAACAAGTGATGTTTGCAAATTACGCACCACTTGGCCCAATTGGCTACCTGTGGCGGCACCAAGGTTTTCGTAAATCTTGCGAATGTTTTGATCGCTTTCGCTTGCCACTTTATCGGCCGCAATAGACGCATCTTTTCTAGCCATTCCCGCCTCATATCGCGCTTGTTGTTGCGTGTTTAATTGCGGTATCGGGCCGGGGGCAACCGGCATATCCAACGATATTTTAGGAATATCGGCCGATGGTTTTGTTGCCCCTACATTTGGCATACCGGCGGGGATTCCCGCGGGCGGTGCGCCGGTTGCGGGCGGCAAATTAAAGTTATCCGGCAATGGCCCATTTGGTTTGGTTTGGGCGTTTGCTTGCGTGTTTGCTTGGGCATTTGCTTGGGCTTGCCCCATTGTCACCGGCGTTAAAACGCCACCGGGGCCAACCTGATAAGTTATATTATTAATGGTTTGGAATGTGCCCGGTGCGGGATTGATATTTAATGATTGCGGTTGGCGATTAGGTTGAAACAAAGATTGTGGCATCAATGTTGTTTGTGATCCTTGGCCGATTGCGGTAGGTGCCAAATTAGCTTGTGCAAATTGTTGCGTGTTTTGGCCACGTTGCACAATATTCGTTAATGCTTGCCCCAATGCTTGCGGCTTTTCATCAATTAAAGTATAGATTGGCCGTAAATGCGCCTCAACCGATGCCTTATCAATCCCACGGCCAACCAATCTTTCTTGTGCCGCAATCACCGCATCTTTAGCGGCTTTAACCGATTTAGGGTCTTTTGGATTGATGTTTTGAATATCTTTGTTGGGGATCAAGGCACCCAATTCGTCATTCATGTGTTCGGCTTGGGTGCCGGTTAAATCATATTGTGCCTTGCGTGCCTCAATTTCGGCTTTCCGCGCCGCTTGTTCCGCAACGGTAATATTGGGTTGTTCTTTCCCGCGTTGTTCCCTAGATAGCGATTTGCTTCTTTCAATCTCTGATTCTTGCGTTGCTTGTTGTCTTTCTAATTCCAAGCGTGCTTTTTCCAATTGCAACGGCATCAATTGTTGCGATTGTTGATATTGTTGTAAGGTGTTTAAATTCCCCAACATATCGCTTAATGTTGTTGGCTTGCTAACGGCATAATCGGTAAATACGGGCATGATTTATTCCTTATGCGGCTGTAAGTTTCAATGTGGTTGTTGCCGGTGTTGGCGCAAATGCGGTTACCGCGGCATTCGTCAAATTGCTTAACAAATTGGTTTGGTTTTGTGCGTTGGCAACTTGTTGGCCCGCCGCACTTGCCGCCAATCCCGTGGTGACATTTCCATACGTTTGCGCCAATCCACCGCCTAGGCTACTTAATTGTGCGTTAGCGTTTTGGCCTAATCCGGCTTGGCCCGCCAATGTGTTATAGATATTGTTGCGTTGGGTTTGGTAATTAGTAAACGCATTTTGATACGCGCCTTGTGCGTAATTCTGTGCGTATGTGTTAAGCCCTTGTAAAGTATTTCCGCTTAATAACCCACCGCCAACATTGGCCGCGTTTTGCGATTGGCCCAATCCTTGTTGTAATTGGAATTGATAATTCGGTGCTAATTGTGCGGTTAAATCTTGGTTGTTAAATTGGTTGGTTAGATAGCCCGATCCGGTGCCCGTGCCCGTGACACCGCCCGTGGGTGACATAACGTTATAGGTGCCCGATCCAAGCGATCCTAACGTGTTTAAAGCATTCACACCCGCCTGTTGATAGGGCGATTGCAATTGGCCTTGTTGGGTATATAGCCCTTGAATCAAATTTTGTGCGTTTTGGCCTGCGGCGGCTTGTGTGGCGGCCGCACTATTGTTTGCGTTTGTTAATGTATTTGAATTAACTAGGCTAACACCGGCGGCGGCCAAAGCGGCAATTTGTGCGGCGGTTAAACCCGTTGCGGCGGCGGCCGCGGCGGGTGCAACACTTGATGCGGCGGGCGCGGCGGCGGGTGCGGCGGCGGCGGCGGCCGCGGGCACAATCGATGTTGATGGTGTTAAATTGGTTGTTGTATTAACCGGCGTGCCACTTGGCAAACCCGTGGAATTAACAATTGGGCTTGTGGCATTCGGTGTTATTGGTGCGGTTGATGTCACCGATGTTGATGTGGGCGAAACACCAACCATATTTGTAAATGGCACGGGCGTTGGGGTTGTTGGCACGGATGCCGTGCCGGTGCCCAACGATGAAAGATTTGTTAAATCGCCCGGTTGGGGCGTGTTGATAAAGTTTGGATTTAAAACCGATCCCGGCAATTGTTGGGCGTTTGCCAAATTGCCTAATGATGCACCGCCCGTTGGTGTTGTTGGTGTTGTATTAGTTGGCGTTGTTGGTGCAACATTTGATAACGTTGTTCCATCACTTGGTGTGCTTGGCACATCGGTTGATGATGTAGGATTATCCGCGGGCGCATTGGGATTGATTCCCAAGCCACTTTTAACGGATTGCACCAAAGGCGAATCGGGATTAAATCCCGCGTAAGACACGGCCGCACTAATCAATGCCGCACCATATTGGCCTTTGCTTGCCGCATCGGCGGCGTTATAAGCGGCGATATAGGGCACTAAAGCGGGGAATGCAATCGCTAAAGCGGGCACCGCGGCCGATGTTAATGCGCCCGTGCCACCGGCAAATCCGCCAGCACCCGCATTCAAGCCAACGTTTTGCACATTGGCGGCGGTAACCGGCGCAATCGTGCCACTTTGATCGGTTTGTGCGGTGACTTGAATCATCCCATTCCCGCTAGGAATGTTGATTCCGGTGCCGTTTGGCCCTACTTGCACTTGATAATTTCCGGCGATTGGTGCGCCCGTTGTCTTGTTGATTAAGTTATATGTGCCGGTATCCGCGTTGTAATTAACCGCCGCATTTCCGCTTATCAATGCTTGTGATAATTCCGGATTGGCTTGTTGCGCCGCACTAATCATATTGCCCGATGCTTGGCCATAGCTTGTGCCAACCGCGCCCGGTGCGGCCGATCCCACAAATTGCGGTGCGGCCATGCTAGAAAGTGATGTGCCCAAATCGGTTGGCGTGGCCCCCGATCCTGTTGTTGATGGCGTGCTTTGTGATGCGCCGGTTGTAATTCGTCTTGTGGGTGCCGGTTGCGCCACCGCTTGCACCTGTTGGGGTGTGATATTCATCCCCGTTGCGGTGCTAACAATGCTTGCAATTTGCGCGGGGTCTGTAATTCCAATCGATGCGGCCGCTTGCAAAATAGCCTGTTGGCCTTGGGGCGTGCCGATATTAGCGTTAATAAAATCGCTTGTGCCCGCCGGTAATCCGGCCATAGCATCTTGCACGGCGTTATTTATTGCGGTTGTTGTCATTTTTCCCCCATTTATACATTGTAATACGGCACTTTAAAATGTTGCCCGTTTACCGTGATATTTATGAAACCAACCGGATGCGCGGGCAATGTGCCCGATCCCGTGGTTGCCGTGGTGCTAGGGGTAAAGTTCAACAAATTCAAAAAGAATTGTTGCCATGCCCGTGTAGGCCGATTCGATGCCTTATCCAAAAATTCACTTTGTGGATAAGGTTGTAATTGTGATGTATTAGTGGTAATTGTCAATTTTCACCCCCACTTGCCTTTAAGTTAGCGGAAACAATAACGGCCTTGACGGGATCGGTCACCACCACCTCAAACACCCGATCACGCGCTTGGCCCAATCGCCGCCAAATTGCGCGGTTTTGATATTTTCCGGTTTGGCCGATGCCGACCCAATGTTCCTTGGACCATGTTGATCCGCCATCGTCTGACCAACGCAACATAGCTTGCGGGTTAGTGGTTGTTGTCTGTTGGCTAATTGCGCTTTGCGTGCCCAAAACAACGGTTTGTGTGGCCGGAATCGTTAGCGTGGCCGTTGGCGCAATGTAATAGGGTGATTGTATATAAAGAAATTGATTTTGGCTAAGGCCCGTTGTTCCCACACCGGGTTGAAATTGAATCTGAAATTCCTCGAAATACTGCCGTTGTAAATCCGAAACCAAATGCGGTGCGCGTCTTAGCCGCCTAATGTTATTTCCATCATCCGTGTAGTTGGTGTTGTCCAACTCATATATCTTTCCGTTGGCGTAATCACCCACCAACACCATATTTTGGAATACACACGAACAATTTCCACGGTGCCGCGTGTATTGTGATCCGGTGTAATAAAGCCATTTATACCATAGCCCCGTTGTGGAATCGAAAGCCCAAGTGATGTTAATTGTAGGAAACGAAACAACATAAACCTCATGGCCTTCCAATTGATAAGTCCACGCAACCGCATCCTCAATATACTGATTCACCAACGTGTTTTCCACCGCGTGCGTGCTTATTCTTTGCGGAATATAGCCATTCATTTGCATGATTTGGCCTTGGCCGCGTAGGTTTCGGCTTACATAGGCAAAACTATTGGCTAGGCGTGAAACACTATTTTGGGCAACAATTCCGTGTTGGGTGCTAGTGCCCGGTATGCGTTGGAATGGAAACGGAAACAAGCCCGCATCCACCCACACCTCCGAACTCGCCTCGCCCATTAGGTAAACTTCCCTGTGATCCACAATCAACGCAACCAATTGATCCGGTGCGCCATCCTTGGATGCAAAAGATAATTGTTGCGATATGGGGCTTAGCGCATCCGATGATCCCCATTGTTGGCTAGATGGGCGTGAATAAACAAAATAGTTATCAATCACATCCACCGTTGTTCCGCCGCTAAATGCCCCATCGGTGCTAGGCAACACCGTGAAATCTAGCGCATACATGGTTTCCGATCCAACCGTGGTGTTGCTACTTAGCGTGTAAGAATTGTATCCACCGCTAGGCGTGTTGATGGCGATCACCACCGAATCCACCGGCACGCTAGTGCCTTGAATGGTTTGCCCCAAATACAATGTTGATGTGGTTAACAATGTGCTATTGGTTGATCCCGATGCGGTTGATCCGGTAAAACTAGCCGTATTTAATGAATTCATCAATGTGGATGCAACCGTTTGCGATATATTCAACGTCCACGTCGTGCCCGATCCGCCCGTGATCACCGTTTCTTGTGACACACCAACACCAAACAAAACTTGCCCAATAGCAATTGTGCCGCTTTGAATGTTGGAAACCGTTAGCGTTGTGCCCGATATTGATCCGGTAAATATGGCCGTTGTGGGCGTTGTAATGCGCCATGAATAGCGATAAGACCCATCCACAATGTAGGCATACAAGCCATTATCAACAAGCCCCACACGGCCGCTTGTGCTATTTAAGATTCCCACAATCGTGGGCGTTAGCGTGCTTGATAAAAGATACACATAAGCGCCACAAACCGCTATTGCCTGCGTCCCGCCGCTAAGTGTTCTAAGGCCACGGATTTCGGCACCGGCGGGCAACACCAATTGCGTGGTTAGGCCCGGCGTTGGGTATAGCGCAACAACTCCCCTATCGCCTTGTTGTTTAGTGGGATCGATTTCCGGATAGAAATTAATACACTCCTGCGCATCCTGATAGATGCTAGGTGCGGTGTAGCTTGCCCCAACAAAACCAAAGTCCGGCATTTTCTAGTCCTATCTGAAGAAGCCTCCGCTCAAAATCCAGCCCGCATCGCGTTGGCGTGATGTCAAGATCGCGTCTTGATAGGCGGAATTTTGCACGGGTTTCATGTTGGTGCGCTTGATTGTGCTTTTCCCCTGTGCGGCAAAGGCATTAATCATCTGTATTTGCGTTGCGCTTGCCTTTCCATATGCGGGCATTAATCTTTCCGCTAGGCACCATTCCAACGCCATTTCATAGCCTTGGGGCAATATGATCGGATCATTAATCGTCACATAATTGCTAAATAAAGTATCGCAAAATAAGTGCATTTCGCCTTGCGATGGGTTTGGCCACACAAAGATGTTTCCCAATGGATCACTTGGTTGGTAATAAACCGCCTTTGGCCACGGGCCGTTTAGCGTCTTTAAGCCAATCATGTTGTAGTTTTCTAGATTCAACACGGCAACGGGATAATCCAATCCGCCGTTAATAATGGGCACGCCATTGGAATTGGTGTTGATTCTAACGAATGATGAATTAATGCTTAGTGGGCGTTGATAGAAAGCATTGATTGTGGTGCTTGAAACATTTTGGCTAATGTTAAGCAAATAGGTGCCTAATTCGTTAACATTTCCGCCCGCGCCGGTTGCAAAACCATTGATCTTGGTGCCCGTGGTAATTCCGGTGCCGCTTAGTGTCATCCCAAGGGCTATTGCACCGCTTGTGATCGCGGTAACCGTCAACACGTTATTGGTGATTGATCCGGTAAAAACCGCGCCAATTTCACCACCGGGGCCGATGGTGTATTGGGTTTGGCCGGGTGTGATCGGAAAAATGACCTCGGTTTTGTAATAAACCATCATTTGTTCGTTTGACCATTGATCGATCATTCGATTCATCATCACAAACGCGTCTTGTGCGGATGCCGGATCGGGCGTTTCACCGGCCGCCAATGCGCCAATATCCTTTAAAGCGGAGCTAATAATATCTATTGGCGCGGTCATGGTTTCTCCTCTTATGCGGGCACTACAACGTGCCCATCATCGGCGGGTTTTGGTTGTTGCTCATTGCCTTGGCGTTGGATTTCTTCCATCGTCTGTGCAATTAATTCTTGATTACGTTGCAATGCAACAAAAATCGTGTTTACTTGTGGGATTGAAAGTTCTAGTTTCATAGCTTGGGTGTAAAGGTTTGTGGAAGCCAAGGAGGAACGGCTTTCACGGGTTGGTTGGATTGTTCCTCTAGCCGTGATTCTATTATGTTCTTTCCATCAAGCATAGATGCCGATTTGATCCAATCAATCACGTTTTGTTCGGTCACTTGATCATAAGGAATATCACCCTTTTCGGTGAAATACCAATTCCCCTCGGTGTCTACTTTGCCGTTGGAAACATAGTATTTGGCCGATGTGATTTGCCCATCCTTATGCTCAACCTCTAAGATTTTCCAATCCATTAGGCCACCCAAGGCAATGGTTGTGTTATTGGAGAAACTGGAGGATTAGCCATGCTATTAATCTGGCCTTGCACGTTGGCTTCAAAGTTAGCAATACCTTGCTCTCCCAAAGATGCTTGCACCCAACCAATGACTGTGGCTTGAGTGAGTTGAGCATAAGGTACAAAGCCTGCCTGAGCATCAGATACGGGGTATTGAGTGTTTCCACCAATACTTGCGGTTTGTGTGCCGTCTGTGCCTGTTAGAGTCCAATTGACGTTGACAACATAGCCAGCGTTTGTACCGCTAGGCCATTGTTGCATTGATTGAATTGTCCATGTCCATGAATTTACTTGTGCCATGTTTATGCTCCTACTTTTGCTTTAAGGGATTGAACTTCTGCGTTTAGCTCTTTAATTGCGTTGACTAAATGCCATATCACATTAGATGAATCTACAGACATAACGCCAGTAGATTCTGTTTTTACGCAATCTGGTAAAACTTGTATAAGTTCTTGTGCTATTGGCCCAAGCTGAACGCCTTTAATATTAATAGCACTATGTTTTGGTAAATCTGTCACTTCATCTTCTGTGCGGTATTCAAAATTACGCACTTTGATTTGTGTAACAGCAGACAATCCTACTGTATTGTCTACAATGTTTTTCTTTAGTCTTTCGTCTGATGTAATAGTCCAAAGCGTTGAGTTGTTACCTTGATATACACCACCACCATTGGGGTTAATAAATCCAGTAGAACTGCCTTTTCCTGCACTTGCTTGTGTGTTTATGTTTATTTCATTATTTGCACTAGCTGATGATGCTTGTGGTGAACCAGAACCAATATAAATATTTGAAGAACCAGTAGTTATATTGCTTCCAGCTTGAAACCCTATTGCTGTATTGTTAGATGCTGTGGTGTTGTTGGCTAAAGATTGAAAACCTATTGCAGTATTACTAGAGCCAGTACTACTGTTTGAGCTAACCGCAAAGCTGCCCAGATAAGTGTTATATGAACCAGTTACACCGTAACCAGCAGCAAAACCCCCAAAAAAGTTATTTGCTCCTATTGTATTGTTATACCCCGCCTGATATCCTACTGCTGTGTTATTTGCACCAGATGTTGTACTATACCCTGCTTGATGCCCAATATAAGTATCTGCGTTATTACTGTTGACTGAGTTATTGAGAGAGTAACCTGCTTGATATCCAATCAAAGTCAAACCATCTGGTCTGTTTATGGAATAACCAGCCTGATAACCAATAATAGTAGAGCCAACCGAACCAGTAAATGAAACGTAGCCCGCTTGATAACCAATAGTTACAGCGTTTGAATTACCCGCTCCACCATTTACACCATAGTTGGCTTGATAACCTACTGCTGTGTTATTGGATGCTGTGGTGTTGAAATTAAGTGCTTGAACACCAACTGCAACATGAGAGCCACCAGAATTATCATTTGTCAAAGCGTTGTATCCAACAGCTACGTTTGTACCGCCTGACCCAACTTCAGAAGATAAAGCACCAGAACCAACAGCAGTAGATTTTCCTCCACCTCCTTGATAAAGTGCGTTATAACCTATTGCCGTTGCATCAGAATATGTGGTTGTGGTGTTACCCGCTAAAGCCAAATTACCCAATGCGGTGTTTCGAGCGCCTGTTGTGTTGGCGTTCAAAGCACTAGCACCCAAAACAGTATTAGTCGATATTGACCCCGCACCTTGTCCAACAGTCAATCCATGAATAGTGATGTCATTGGTAATTGCGCTTGATGACCCACCCAATGATATAGATGTGCCACCAATTGTGATTGAACTATTAACTAAACCTGAATTCGGTAATCCTGTGGCATTGGTTAAAACAATAGTCGATGGCGTTCCCAATGCTGGTGTCACCAATGTAGGGCTAGTGGCCAATACAACCGCACCCGATCCTGTGGTGCTTGCCAACATGGTTGTCGTTACTGTGCCCGTGTCACCCGTTGTTACAAAAGTGCCCGATACGGCGGGAACGGCAATCGTAAAACTAGATGCGGTGTTTGGGCCACTTACGGCCACTTGACCGCCTGATGCCGCTTGAAAGACTAGATTTCCCATGATTTCCCCTTATGGCGCAATATAAATTGCGGAAACATACAACGCACCCGTGGATGGGTTATATTTTAACTTTGTTGATGATGTTGTGGCGGGATTATTTCCGCTTGAATTTGATACAAACACGGGATAATACGTTGCGTTGGTGCTTGTGTTATCCGTGATCGCTATATTCGTTGCATTTGTGGCCGTGGTTGCCGTTGTTGCGCTACTTGCATTTCCCGTTAAAGCGCCCACAAACGTGGTGCTAGTAACCGATACAAGCCCCGCAATCGTTGTGGCCGATGATCCCAACGAAATAGCCGTTGTCCCAACTGTCACACTAGAATTATTAAGTGCCGAATTGGGAATAGATGTTAGCCCCGCACCCGATCCGCTAAATTGTGTGGCCGTAAATACGCCCGTGCTAGGGTTAAATTGTAGCTTGGTGCTAGATGTGTATTCGGTGCTTAAATTACCCGCCGTTTGGTTGGCAAATAATGGGTATCGCGTGCCGTTTGTTGTGGTGTCATCGGTGACTGTTGCGTAGGCCGTTGGTGACACCCAACTAGGCGCACTTGATCCGTTGGATTGTAAGACTTGGCCACTTGTGCCCGCCGCCGTGAATCCGTAAGCCGTGCCCGTTCCGTAAGCAACCGCACCCGCCGTGGGTGTTGCCGTGCCGTTTGTGCCGCCATTCGTTATAGCCACTTGGCCAACAATATTGCCCGCTTGAACCGACAAATTGCTTTTGTTGACGTAAATTTGGCCACTAGAATTTACATAAGAAACTGTGCCAATTTTGACGGCATAGCCCGTGGGCGGTATGGTGTTTTGATAATAGCCCGCCGAATAAGGCGATAAATAAAGCGTGTCACCAACTGTATAAGTGCCCGTGTTAACACCCGATACAACCCCAATCGTGGTCACATAGCCCGCCGTGCCCGTTGGAATAGCCTGATTTGCCAATCCAATCACGTTGGCCGTGGTTAGGCTATTAGCAATGGCCAAAGCCACGCAAGGATAAATAAATCCGCTAGATGTGCTAGTGATGTAAACGGGTTGGCCAACATTGATTGTTGATCCCGTGTTGTTGTAAACCTTTAATTGAATTTCTTGCCCAATGTGCAATTCATTATTCGTTACGCCGTTGTAGTAAGCCAAGGCATCTTGTGCTTGGTCATAAAACAATTCGCCCTGTGCGTAATTGGGCAAAGATGATTGGGGCGTAAATGTCGCGTAATTAGAAACAGTCGGGTTTGCTAGGCTTGCGCCCGTTGCCAATGCTAAAACCGATCCCGATCCACTTGTTGAATAAGATGATCCCCATGCCGATCCGGTTGAATTGGGTATCCCCGATGCGGGATAAACCATTGGCGCGGTGTTTGAAATCGTCACCGCACTTGATCCGTTATAACTTGTGCCGCTTAGATTTGATCCAATCGTTAAAGCAAATAGATTTCCACCCAAAGCCACGCCCGAAATTGTGGAATTGGCCAATTGTGCGTTAGTAATCGTGCCACTAAGCGCGGTTGTTGGAATCGTTGTTGCGGCCGTCATAGCACCCGTGCCGTTGCCGTAAACATACCCCGTTAGCGTTGTTGCCCCCGTGCCTCCATAGGCCACCGCTATGGTGCTTGCATTCCAAGTGCCCGCCGTTAGCGTGCCAACACCCGTGATTCCCGTGTAAGACCCGCTTACAAGGCTAGATGAAATCGTGCCACTTGTGATTTGTGATGCCGCAATAGCAATATTCTGTGATGTTGCGCTAGTGATTTGGCCTTGGGCGTTAATCACAAAAGTGACTGTTTGGCTTGCCGATCCATAGCTTGCGGCCGTGACACCCGTGTTGGTGATGCTAAATGTATTGGATGATAGCGTTAGCCCCGTGCCCGCATAATACGTTGCCGATCCGCTAAATTGCACCCAAGGCATTGCGGTGACACCGATTGTGCCCGTTTGTGATGCCGTGCAAACCCATCCCGTATCGGCTTGTCCGCCGTTTAAAAGCACTGTGTAAGCGCCCGAAACCTCCGCCCACACATCCATATCAACCGCCCGTGCCCAAGCCGTTGATGACGCAATATAGATGCCGTTTTGTGATGATGTGCTTTGATTCTTGACTAAAACCCGATCACCAGTTAATGTGGTGTATCCATCAATGGTTTGTAGCCCCGAAAGCGTGATGTTTGTGGTTGTTCCAACTTGGCACGCCGCCTTTGGGCCAAGCCCTTGGGCAACCATATCCACATAATATTTATTGGCAATATCCGTTGAATTAGCGGGCGATGTGGTGATCGTGCCCGTTGTTGTGGATATGCTTGTAAAAGCCCCCGTAGATGGCGTTGTAGCCCCAATAGGGCTTGAATCTAGGGTGCTATTGGTGATTGTTAGCCCGCTTTGAATAGGGCTGATTGTGGCCGTGAAAGGTTGGCCCTGACCGATAAAGGTCTGAAACGTGCCATCGACCGCAAAATACGCCTGAACGGGCAGTAGGTTTTGGTCAACAGTTTTGTTAGGGCCAACCATGTTAGCTTTGATCGCCAACGGCCGTTACATAAAGCAAACCCGCCGTGCCACTATTACTAATTGCCGTCATGTAAAAGGGCGTGGTTGGTGTTGCCAAGATAAGGGGAGAAGTCATACCCGCAGGCAAAACATAATCCCCTGGTGTTCCATCACTCGGAAACGTTGCGGCGGGGCATGGCGAATAATTCGCAAACTTAACCGCAATGGGCGATGCGCCCGTGTTTAGGAATGAGCAGAAGTTGATCTGATCGTTTGTCTGATCATCAATCAAAGTGCTTGCATGGGCACTATTGGTGACGCTAAGACAATACGTCTGACCCGCGTTGCGTTGAACGGTTGATCCGGCCATGATTACACCGCATTGGTTGGTAGGATCGTGCCCTCTAAGCGATCAACACCAAGTGTATAAACACCGGATGCTGGCGTTGCCGATGATCCTGTGCTATTGGTGAATTGAATAGAAAGGGTGTTAGCGGCCGAAACCCACGCGTTAGCGATTCCCACACCGGTTGTTTGGGCACCTTGCAAGGAAATATTCACAAAATCGTTGACCACAAGGCCGGGGATCGTGAATGTTTGTGTTGCTTGTGTGCCAGAAACGGCGGCGGGGGATAAAGTGGGGTAAACAAGGAAAGAATTAAGAATATTCCCCCTAAGGATTGTTGTTTGTAATGACATAAAAACTCCTTTGTGTTGATTGTATCTTGAAAAATAAAAAAAGCCACCCGTTTTGTGGATGGCCTTTTTCGTATTTACCTAAACATTATGGTAAGAATGTAAGGTCATAGCCGTAAACAAATACATCGCAAGTGGCGGCAATCGTTGTGCCCACATTCACATACATTGTGGATGGGTTAGAAATTGCGGTTGCGGGATTTGTTGCCGTGGATGTTGTCACATAAGGGCCACCGGTGTTGCTTGTCAACGCGGCGGTTGTCAACACGGTTGATCCTGTTTGTGATGCGCCGGTGTAAACACCAACGGTTGCCGTTGCAATAGTGGTTGTTGCGCCGCTACTGTTAAGGCCGTTGGTGATCAACACGCTTACGGGAACAAATTTAGAAACATCCACCACCGTCATAGCGGTATCACCCGCTAGGGCTAGGTTAACGGATTGTGCGGATGCAATCAAACGCAAGGCTTGGTTTGTGGCCAAGTTTTGTGGGTGATTGCTTACTGTGGTTGCTGGTCCGGGATTTGCCATGATTTTTTACTCCTAATGTTTAACGTTAAGCCGCAACACGGCAAGCCAATTCGGGATACAACGGTGCCCATCCATATAAGACATCCAAACGGGTTGGAATCGAATCATTGTTGATGGTGTACTGACGTACCACACGCATGGAAAGGCCGATTTCTTTATCGCTTGCACGGCCCGCGAAGTGCACCCCCTCGGGTAGCTCGAGATCCGCCACGGCCAAGCAGAAAGCGTTACGGTGCATGATTATGTTTTGGGGTGAAACGGTGCCACTATTGTTAAATGGTGTCACGGTGCTTGCGCCCGCACTTGTCACGCTAACGTTTTGGAATTGACCGGCGGTGATAACGGCGGGGCTAACGGTGACGCTAGTGGTGCCGCTTGTGGCAACCGTGGCGGCCGCGGTGACAACAAAGTTTCTTAGCTTGTTGCTACCATAGGCTTGGCGGTTTTGTGGGTTAACGGCGTAGACGTTTGCAATCTGAATCACATCACCAACATTCAATTGACCGGCGGCCGTAGTGGCGCTTAGTGCGATTGTTGATGTCTGTGCCCATCCTGATGTCAAAAATCCCGTTGCGGTGCTTGTATTGCACGATAAAACGGCCGTAGGGCTATTGCCAAAGGTTTGGCTAACCACGTTCTGGTCCATTTTCCAATTCATCCCCGCGCTGTCCCTGCCCATCAACCCCTTCCTGTATTGCTCACCGATAGCCTCTTGTGGAACAAACAAGCCTTTTAGTGAATCAACAATGGTTGCCGATGTAAATGGCTCCACAATACAAGACCGGCGGCCATCACGGGGTGCGCCCTCCGCATCCAAATAAGCCGCGGCGGTTAGATATGTGATCAAACCTGTGGGCGGTGTTCCGGCCGTGCCAACAATATTTGCGGTATTGTTTTTAGCCATCACCAATCCATCACGGTCTATCTTATTGGCTATGGCGGCCACAGCGGGTTTCAAAACTCGGTCGCTGAACATGTCGAGGCTTAGCGCTAAGTCTTGGGTCGTGAACTGCGTGTCCACATGGAACTGGGTGCTTAGTGTCACGGGCACGCTAGTTTCGTTGAAATCCTCAACGTTTAGCGCGGGGCCTGTGGTACCAATGAAGCGTCCGGGACGTCTAACATTAACCGTGTTACCGATTTTTGCACCGACCACTGCGAACTGATCATCGTAATTGCGGTCCACCTCGCTCGTAAACGTCAATTCGTTTTCGAGCACCATAAGAGCTTCATTTGTGATTTTTGATATCGTCAATAAATTGTTTGACATGATCTTTCCTTAAAAAAATTACCTGATTTTTCCCGCCCGCCGCGCCTCTTTCCACGCCTGATATGTGCCGTGAAATTCACCACTTGAATTAATGGGAATATCCGCAACACCACCGCTAGGCTTTAAGGCACGCACCGGTGCGGGTGCTTTACTTGTCTTGACCGTAGTCTCCTTAGCCGGTTCCGCCTTTTCGTATAGCTTTTCCAATTTTCCCAATTCAAGAAGGGCTTTGCGTGTGGGCATGGCCGCCAACTTTTGTGCGTATTCCAAATCCTCCGCCAAGTGATATAGGATTCTTGGGCCTACATCCGATTCCAATATGGAATCACGGATTTCATCGGAAACAACAACATTAGCCGTTGAAACCATTTCATCGTAATCGGGCAATTCGGCTTTCACTTGATCTAATTTGGATGACCAAGATTGGATAACCTTTTGTCTTTCCTCATTAGCCTTGCGATTCGCCTCCTGTTGATCCCTTTCCGCCAACGCCTTTTCGGTTGAATATTGGGCCAAAGCCTTTGCATATTCAAACGCATCCTGAAATTGCCCCGGTTGCGGTTCCTGATCAACGCTCGGCCTTTGTGGTGCCGCCACTTGCTCAAGTGCCCTTAACCTATCCTCCAACGCTTGCCTTTGTTGGCGTTCCGCTTCCGCCTCCGCCTTTGCCGCCTCGCGTTGTTTCGTCAATTCGGAAAATCTTTTCTCTAACTTTGGGTTCGCCCGCTTTTCCTCTACGGGTTTGGCTTCCTCTTGCACCTCGGGTTCATTCTCAACCACCTCCGTTGATGGCTCGGCATCCACCGCCACATCATCCGTTTGATCGGCTAAACCTAAACGATTTGCATAAAATTCCGCCGCATTCTCGCTTGTGAGCACTTGGCCCGCTTCTTTTTCCGACATAGGTTTCCCTAAGAATTAACCCCGTGCATCCCCACGGGTAAGGTTTGTGTAATCTTTACACGAAATCATTACTTTGTCAAACACGCCCATTTCGTTTGTGTTCATAAACCACTTGTTCTTTTGATCCGGTGTTGAAATTTTCTTTATATTGTTTGTTATTCAAATCACTAAGGGCGGCCTCAATGGCTTGTTTTCTACCCATTTCGGATTTCATTTTTTCAAATTTTGGATGTGTTTTAGCTTTTTCGTGTTGTTCTTTGGCATATTTTTTAGCCAATTCTTTTTGTTCATCATTCATCATTAGATTGCCCTTTCTATGGCTTCCGCCTTTGCTTCACGTTCACTTATCCGATCCAAATGCGCCAAATAAATGGCCAATTGGGCTTTGATATTTTCTACCTCTAATTGCGTCTGTGTCTTAGCCACCGTATCTTGTGCTTGCGTGTGTGTCTTTAAGACCATATCCATGTGTCTTTCCTGATCACGCAATTCAATATCATGGGCGCGGTTGGTTTCTTTGATCAATGTGCGCTTGGTTTCCGCATCCTGTTTCATCTGCTCCACATCCGCACGATTCTTAATCATCAATTGCATTGCTTGTAATTGTTGTTGCAATTGTTGAATAGTTTGTTTGGATTGGGCCAATTGCATTTGCACTTGTGGCGGCACGGGTGATTTATCATCAATTTGTGCCAATGGGTTGCTTGCGGCCAATCGATCCGCAATTACATCCGCACCGGGGAAATCCATGTTTCTAAAGATCAAATCACCGGCAACATTCATCAAATTGGGATCGGCACTTAACAAAGGCATCATCGATTCAACCGCCTCAATCCGTTTACTGTTGTAGCCGGGGCCGGTATCCATCACCACATCGTATTCGCCAACGGTAACATCGTTTAATATCTTTTCAACGCCTTGTTCGTCTTGGCCACGCTTATTGATTTCAACCAAATCCGGCTTTCCATCATCGCCAATAATCCGCATCACACGCGCGTTATCGTAGATTTTGGGGATTAGATCAAGAATAATTCGGGCCGTGTGCTTAATGGATCGCGTTAGATTATCGTAATAGTGGTAATTAGATAGATCAATTTGTTGTTGTTGGCCATTTAGGGCCTTGCCGCTAATGTTTCCGGTTGGCATTTGGTTTGGATCAAAGATGCCCAAAACCGCTTGCATATCGCTATTAATTCCATCCGCGGCGGCCATAATTCCCGCGGGCGGTGCCTCCGGTTGAATCCGTGTTGGCACCGGCGCGGGCACGCCCTCGATATCCTTTTGCTTGTATCGCAACACCGGCATCGATTTAATGTTTGCCTGTGCCCATTCATTCTCGTGGCCCTCATCCTGTCCCTCGGCAATTAACCACTTGGCCTTTGGCGCTAGGGCAACGGATTCGGTTAGCGCGGTTTTCCAAAAGTTATACATCCTTTGTGGGTCTTTGGCCATTCGCACCAAGCCATATTTTTTGCGCTTGTTTTCAACAATGAATTCCTCACCATACACCGGCACAATTGGAATGTATTTGCTTGCCCATTTGCCCTCCTCTAGCACCTCCATGCCCGTGCAAATGATCTGTTTCACCTCTTTTTTAAATGATGGCCTTTCATCAACCACCACCAAGCCACGGGCCAACATTTCCGCCTGATCGGGCAAATCGGATCGGAAAGCCTTTTCGCCATTGCTTAATAGGCATAGCTTATCCGCCTTTCTTTCCGTATACCAATATTCCGCAATCCGGATATCCTCCCGCATCACCCATTCCGCATTGCTATCGCCGGTGCCGCGTTGTGTAAATCCCGCGCCATCATCCGCGCCGGGATACATCTTTCGGAATATTTCCTTGCTAACCACTTGCGTTATTAGGCACTTTTCCGCATCCGATCCATCCGGCAAGATGCTATTTGGATCAAAATACACGGTGAATGGGTTGTGTATCGGCTCAATGTATATTTCCTGATCAAAGGAATTTTCCCGCACATAATCCGTTTTTAGCCGCCAATAGCCAAAGCCCATCCGCACCGCGTAATTAAACGCGTTGTCATA